ATTCCAGACGGTGCTCTCAAATTAGGAGGACTCGTTGGGCCAGAAGTGCCTCCCTTCGTCGGTACGAGAGTAGGTTTACTCGTAGGAACGCTCTGAGGGGCTAGCGTAAATGGGGCGCTAGTTGGTGCAGTAGATGGTCTAGACGTCGGGGCGCTTGTTGGTGAAATAGTCGGACCAACGGTTGGTGTGTTGGTTAGAGGTACTGACGGAGCAGTAGGTGCGATAGAAGAAATAGAATATTTTCCGATTCCACTCAGTTTCACTCGCGTCCTCAATGATCTCTTCAAGGGTTTTGCGGTAGCCCCTTTTGTGTAATATTCCAACCACATCTTGGCAAACTCAGTATTTTCTGGGTTGCCCAAATTAACATCAGGCAATCGGTATAACCATCCATTAGATTCTACCGCCTCCTGCATATCAGCTGGCAAAAATTTGTAGTCGTGCATATGTGACATTTGATCGGATTTGATTAAAGCCACCTCGTCATATAGATTATCTGGGGGTGGTAACCCCATCTTGTAATTTGGGTACATATAAAACATTGTAGCCAAAAGATTTAATAGGGACAACTCCTCCTTCTCCTCGGAAGTATAGACCTGAGGAATGGGTATCCAAGGATCAGTTGTTCCATCCACATTTTCATATCCGGATTGTGGTACATACATGCCAATAATATTATCATAAATAGCGTCACTACAGTCATCATCATCATAAGACAATAGAGGTGACCTGGTGACAAAATCCTTAGCAAGTGAAGGTACACGTTCTGCTTTCCTAAGCCTTCGCAGCCTCCGGATATCTTCATACGTGCGCATCATTGAAGCAACTTGCGCTTTCGTATATACGGGCTCTTCCGTCCCTTGTGGTGATTTACGTGCACCACGCACGGTAGGGGGGCGAGAATTTGACTTCGAGCTCTCGCTGCTCCTTTTAATAGTAGTGTTTCCCATGCAATACTCATTGCCACTTTCACAGGAAAGAAGTGACTGAGGGTTTGGACTATATTTCCCCTGGGAAGCGTTGATCTTGATGTCCGCAAGATCCCCGTAATCAGTCCCAAGGTACTTCTCCCTCCAATCGGTAAGGAGTTGGTCAAAATCAGCATATATGATTTTATCACAGTGTATTTCTAGATCGTGTTTTTTCACGATCTCTAGCAGCTGTCTGCGTCGCTTATCGAAAACGAGTCTCCCGTACAGGAACCATTCTCGGAGAGCTCCGCATATGCAAACA